CAAGACTTGTCCTTGCCGTCGAACACGCGGTTGCGGATCGTCCAGGCAACGGCGATTTGCCCGTCAAAGCCTTCGCCGCGAGCCTCGCCCCATAGCGTGCGCGCCAGGATGTCCCGGTCTTTTTCGGAAGTGGTCATACTTTTCTCCAGGCAATAAAAAACCCGCTCAAGGCGGGCGCAGGTGTTCGGTAGCTATCAGGAATAAGGGACTGGTTCAGGGTCAGATGCGCCTGGGTAAACCTCCAACATTGGGGCGTCCGGCACTAGGATGTGCAGCGTGATCATGTGCTTCAAGTCGCAAGGCTTACCGTCCTTGGTAACAGTCACCTTCAGCACGCCGCCTGTGAACTCAGTCTCCACGTCAGCCCGGCTATCAACTTGGTTTACGGTGTAGCCCCACCCATCATCTTCGGGTGGAAACGGAACCATGCCCAGACAGCCAGTAATGTGATAAACACCAGCCGATTCGCGCGAAGATGCAATTAACCCCGTGCCACTGGTAACGAAGTCATAAGTCGCACCAGTAGCACCTATGACATTGATTGCTGCTCTTGCCATGATTAAATTGCCTTTAGTGTGCCGTCGGCGGCTTTAGTGGTGTTACCAGTGTGGTAAACAAGCGCCCAGCTGGAGTAAGTACCAGAGGCGGAACAGGTTCGGAAGTACATTTTGTTGCCAAAATCTTCGAACATAATGTCAAACGATCGGGCGGCATCGCGCTGTCCGTGTATGCCGCAAAATGTTGTAAGGCTTGGTGAAGATGGGTCATTGTAGGTTCTGTAAAAACCTCCCTGTTTAACTGAGTTGGCGCTAACATCGGCCCCAACTGCACCACCAACTCCCATATAACCAACAGTTAACAGCCGTCCCGACACATTATCGGTAGGGCTAGTTACGACTGACTCAGTTGCCGCAGAACCGAGCCCAAGATTGGTGCGCGCATTACCTTGGTTAGAGGCTCCAGTCCCACCCTTTTCCACTGGCAAAATATCGTAGTTGCCAGTAGTGCCGAGTGCCGCTAGTTTCGGTCCGAACTGGTTGTTCAGATTATTGAAGGCGTCCGACAGCATCTTGTCGTAGCCCTGCACCGGCATGATGGCGTAGGAGGCACCGCTGACTGTTGCGCCTCTGTAGGCGGGCAGAATCGAGATAACCGTAGAGCTCGCGACGTTGGCGACTTCATAGGTTGCGCCATCCGGGCCGACGAACGAATCTCCAACCCTGGAAGACGCAGCGAAATCCACGCCTGTGCCCGTAACTGTCGTGCTGCCATTCTGAACAGAGACTGTCCCAGCCCTTTGCCAAACCATAGCTTTCTCCAGGCAATAAAAAACCGCTCGTGGCGGTTATTGATTTCAAGTTAAGTTGTGAAAAGCCTAAGAAACAGGCTTAGCGAAAACCACAGGTATGTATAGAGACGTTGTAAGGTCCACACCCACAGATTGAATTACGAGCCTGTCATTTTGATATTCCCAAACGGCATACATATTGCCCTGCCTAGACGTGCCGCCCGCAATATCCATCGCGATGTTGTTCAGCAACATATAATCACCAGACGCGAGACTAGATGCAGCAGTCCAACTTAACCGCGACGTTCCTTGCCCGGTTGAAGACGAGCCGAGATAGGTCCATCCGGTTATTGTTCTCGTGAACTGTGCACACGGCGTACCGCTGTCAAATAGAAGATTGGCTGCCCCATCCCAAATTCGGAACCCGAACTTTGCAGTTGGCTCTGACTTAAAGGCGGCGGCAAACCAATTTCCAGAAGTGCCTTGCCCCACAATCCCCGAGAAAGAGAACCCAGTCCAAGCTCCGGCTGATCCCTGAACCACACAGAAGCAAAGCGTTACCGAAATATTTGGCCTTACAAAAACCAAGGGAGGCTCGGCCGTTGTAATCGTTTTCGAGAACGGTACATAGACTCCAGAGCCGTTACCCGACCAGAATCCTTTCTCAAGAACCACGAGCCTCGCAAACTCAGAATCAAGGGTGACTACGTTGCTGTTGTTTGTGAAAGTTACACCATAGGTCATTAGCGATACCTCATAACCAACAGCCTTTGAGGCGCAAGCCCAAGAGGGCCGCTAGAACGGGCCGGGTTCCCAAAATAAACAACCACACCATCATTCCCGACAACCGGAGTGTATTGAATCGCGTATGCGCTCTGCCCCGAAGTATCGTAAGCGGCAACCGGAATACAGACAGCTGAATGTGTTGCCGCGGAAATACCTGGAATGGATATGTAGCGAGTTCGCCCAGGAGCCGGAACGCCAGCCTGAACAATTTCCGAGTAAACAACCCGCACAGTAAAGGAGTTTTCATCAAGCTCAAGGAGGCCGGTCGGCCCCCACACTCTTATCCCGTAACTCATGCGGAAAGGTCTCCCCACTGGTAGCGCTTGATCCCGTTCTCGTCGAAGACCTTACCGCCCGCGCTATTGATCACCTGCCGAGCCTGGCCACCAAAAGCACTGTTGATTTCAAAGGTCCCGTCGAAGAACAGTTTCCATCCAGAGAGCCCAGCCACGTAGTTGTTCGACTGGATGTAGTTCCCGATCTTTGCGTTGGTGATGGCGCCGTCCCGGATGAAGGCCGAGCGGATAAAGGTCTGTCCGCCCGTGACCGAGAAAGGCGAAACGGGCGTGCCGTTTTCCAGGTTCAGCAGCATGAACGTGTCGGCCCTGACCACGAATTGCGACGAGACTCCAGAAGGATCCACCTGCAGGCCCAGGCCAAACGCCGCTGCGTATCTCTGGCCGCCGGCGGTGGTTTCCATCTTCACCGACCATAAGGTCTGCAACTGACCGTTGGTGTTGGCCAGTGCGCTCGCCGTCTCCTGAATCGCTGAGGTGTTCTGGCCCACCGTTGCTTGCAGTTGCGTAGTCTTTGTAGCCTCAGCCTCAATCGCGGTTGCCGTGACCTTACTCTGCTCGACAATGGCGGAAGTACTTGCCCAGCCCTTGAGAGCGTCAGCCTTCGCCCCATTACCGCTATCGTCGCGCGCTGATGCACGCAGCGCATTGGTGGTGCCGGCCTGAGCCGTGACGACGCCGTCGAGGTTGGAGATGTCAGTGGTATTGGTGCTGACCTGCTGCGCCAAACCGTTGGCTGCCTCCAGCGACTGCCCTACGTCCTCCCAGTACGTGGCATTTGGCGGCGGGTTGCTGGCCGGGACGTTCTGCTTGGCTTGGTAGATGCGAGCCCCCTCCACCACCATCTGCCCTTTCAGGTAGACCTGGCTGGAGAGATAGCCGCCAAGACCGTCCAGGCTGTCGATCTGGTCCTGCAATCCTTCCAGCTCACTGAGCAGGTCTTGGCCAAGCTCGGTCTTGGTGACCTTGCCGGTGAGCAGCTCAAGAATAGGACCGGCATCCGAGCTGGCCTGCCCCATCACACCATTGCCCACCGGGTAGAACGGGCCCACGTTGCCGGTGCGGTCCACCAGGCGCGCCCAGAAGAACAGGGTTGCGCCAGCCAACAGTGACTGCATGCGGTAATCGGCCTGCGGATGCGCCAGGTCGGCAAGCTTGGTGGCCACCGACAAGTCATTTGCTGCGCCATACCACAGTTCGGTGCGCTGGGTGTCCTCTGCACCTGGTGGGAAGCCCCACTTGATGCTGATGCCGAACAGTTCGCTGGTGGTGCGCAGGAAAGCCACCGCCGGCGGTAAGCCAACCTTCCCTTCCAGGTTGGTAAGGTTGGAGCTTTTCCAGATCGACGATATTTCAAACGCGCTCACCGAGCGCACCCGGGCCACGTAGGCGCCCGAGTAAATGCCGGTCACATCCACACTTGCCGCGCCCGTGCGCTGCAGCTTGATCCAGTTACCGCTGTCCTTACGCCACTCCACGTCATACGCGACCGCGCCAGCCACAGAAGGCCACGAGATATTCATGGTGCTGATCGCCAGGCCCTGGTCCACCGAGTAGTTCGACGTGATGGTGACGCTCGCCGGCGCCGGAACGACAGTGATCGGCACAACACTGATAGGCCGCTCTTCCAGCCGGGCACCGGTATCGATGTGATCGAACTTGCTCGGGTCGTACTGAACGGCCGAGATTTCAAACACGCCAGGCTCTGGCCGCGCCACGCTCACCACCCGATAAAGCGGTATGGCCAGGTCGTCAGCATCGAGCGCCCACACCAGTTCGCGCTCTGGCGTAACGGAGTAAGCCACCGTGACGGTGACCTGTCGGCCGCTGACCAGTTGCACGGTGCGCCCCTCGCACTTGCCGTCGGGCAGGTTGAGGATCAATCGATCGCCAGGCTTGGCCTGGGTGTCGCGGTCAAGCGTGATGACTTTGCCGTTTACAGCTGAGATTCGTCCGCCCACCGGCCTGCCAGCAAGTAATTCGTCAGCGATCGGGATCACGTAGCCGGGCAGCGGAATACGCCCGTCGAGGCCAACCTTGAAAGCAACTGCCCGATCCTTGGAGTTGGTGAGCAGCGCCCACTTGCCCCGGCGCTGCGCCTCGGACTCCCGGGTGCAGCCGATGGCGCTGACCTCTAGCGGGTTATCGCCGTAGCGTCGCTGAAGCTTTGCATCGGTCACAGCAGTGACGTCGGTGTCGTAGTTGTTCAGCGGGTTGTCGTAGCTGATCAGCGCCCGCGTGTACCGGGTGCGCTCCGACGCGCTGGAATACGTGAACTTGCCATCTATGACGTTCGCCCGGGTGTAGGCAAAGTCGAAGTCGGTTGCGCGCGGCATATCCGACAGCGTGAATACTTGGCCTTGGGCCCAATAGGTCATGCCGCGGTAAATCGCCGAGATATCGCGCAGCAGCGACCAGGCGTCAGCCTTGCTCTGCAGGTTCAAGTTGCAGATGAAACGCGGCTCCTGGCCACCTTTCCCGTCCGGCACAAGCTGGTCGCAGTACTGCGAGATGCGGTACAGCTCCCACTTGTCCACCATCCAGGGCTTGATGCGGCGGCCAAGGCCGAAACGGTCCTGGGTGCAGATGCCGTAGGTGATCCAGGCAGGGTTGTTGGTCCAGGCCTCCTTCATGGTGCCATCCCAGGCGCCGGTGTACGTGCGGGACACTGGGTCGTAGTTGCTCGGAACCTGCCAGCGACGGGCCTTGCACTTCACGGTCA